GGTGGTGGCGGATGCCCATCGTGCCATGGTTCTGGACATACTCCGGGACCACGCGATCCAGATGATTTCAACGAACCAGACAACTACGACGACGGAATGTATGAAAGCAAAGAAACTGAAGAGGAGGTTGATGAATCGTTTGATTTAAATAACGGTTACGATGATATTCAGTTTATGGCTCCTGGTGATTTCTTCCCAGATGGTGCTGATAGTCCTGTAACATCACACACCGGCCCGTCTGGTGCGCGTCAGGGTGATAATCCTGAACAGAAGAAAATGGAAGTATCAGAAGCACACAAAGAACTTGTGTATAACTACAGAAAGTTCCTTAAGGAATCTGTTAAGAAATAAATGGCGATTTACCAAGACGACAAACTTGTAAAACGTGCCTACACAAAGGTCTCCTACTCCAAGGAGCAGATTGATGAATTAAGGGCCTGTTTGGATCCAGTAACGGGCCCTTTATACTTTATCGAAAACTTCATGTATATTCAGCATCCGCTCAAAGGGCGCATGAAACTGAATCTATTTGATTTCCAGCATGAGTTAATCAACAACTATCACAACTCCAGAAAATCAGTAAACATGGTATCTCGCCAGATGGGCAAGACGACCGTTGCGGCCGGTTATCTATTGTGGTATTCGATGTTTATCGATGATTCCACTATTTTGATTGCATCCAACAAATATGATGGTGCGCAAGAAATCATGCAACGAGTCCGATATGCATATGAATCTGTACCGGATCACATCCGCGCTGGAGTAAAATCATATAACAAACGATCCATTGATTTTGATAATGGTTCTCGTATTGTTGCAACTACTACCACCGGAAATACAGGTCGCGGCATGTCGTTATCACTTGTTTACCTCGATGAGTTCGCATTCGTAGAACCAGGTATTGCAAAAGAGTTCTGGACTTCCTTATCTCCGACACTATCTACTGGTGGTAAGTGTATTATTACTTCTACACCAAATACAGATGAAGATCAGTTTGCTGAAATCTGGTGGGGTGCCAACAAGATGGTCGATGATAATGGTAACGAGACCATAGTAGGTACAAACGGATTCAGTCCTTATATTGCAACATGGGAAGCTCATCCAGACCGAGATCAAGCATGGGCCGATGCCGAACAAGCAAGTTTAGGCGAAGATAGATTCTTGCGCGAACATAAGTGTCAGTTTATTACGTTTGAAGAAACACTTATTAATCCTATTAAACTATCAATGATGTCGTCAATCCAGCCTATCAGAAAGACTGGTCAAGTCCGTTGGTATGCACCATTGAATCGCAGTAGCACCTATGTGGTTGGATTAGATCCTTCGATGGGCACAGGCGGGGACAATGCGGCCATTCAGGTTATTGAATTACCTTCACTTATTCAAGTTGCGGAGTGGAGTAGTAATAAAACTCCCATCGAAGAACAAGTAAGAACACTTAAAAAGATACTCGCGGAAATTCGCGACGAAGTAAATCCAGAAATCTATTGGTCAGTCGAAAGCAATACGCTAGGTGAAGCAGCGTTAGTTGTTATTCGGGATACAGGCGAAGAAAACTTTGCCGGAACAATGCTCCATGATCCAAAGAATAGATTGCAAGGTAAGACAGGACGTCGGGCAGGTTTCGTTACTACAAATAAATCCAAGTTAGAATGCTGTGCTAAGTTGAAGTTCCTTATTGAATCTGGCAAGATGAAGTTAAATTCTAAGGGTTTATTATCTGAACTTAAAGTATTTGTATCTCGCGGTAATACATATGAAGCTCGTATTGGTCAAACAGACGACCTTATCATGGCAATGATTTTAGCAGTTCGTATGCTAGATTATATTTCCACATGGGATGATAAATCACAGGCAGCTATTAGCGGTAATGTCTCTGATGGTACTGAATCGGCATATGACAACCCAATGCCGATGTGTATCTAGGAGAATGTTATGCGATTACACGAAATATTAAAAGAAGCCACTGAACTAGGCAGCACAGTTCGCACTATTACTAATGATATAGGCACACCTATACTTGATTTGTACGGCAGACTTAAATATGCTGTTCAGCGTGCAGCCGATAATAACGGTCTTGATGCTAAAGGCAATATTGTAGGATTAGGATTAATAATCGGTGGCGAAACTGGTAGATGGATTAATACTGCTTATATTAATAAGTTAGAAAATGAGTTGCATGACTTAGTAAGATATGCACCAAAACAAACTGCAAAGTTAAAGCAGTTTTTACTCACTATAGATAAAAAGAACTTCAAGACATTATCTAATAGTTTGCCATCTATATTAAAGCAAGTAGCAACGGATCTTAAAGAAAAATCATTATATAATAATGCTAATGCGTGGGAACAGGCTGCAGAAGATTTTAGTATTTTTATTAGCAAGGCAACCGAAGAAGCAGACAGATACGGCGAAACTGGTTACGATAATGCACCTACAACACCCGCTACGCCTAATCCCCACGGACAGCAAAATGCTAATGTCGAAGGTATCATAAATGATGTGTTAGGTAGAATTGATAGAAGACAGGCCGGCGAAATAAGAAATATTTTAGCAAGAAGTGCAAACAAGTTAGCAACGCTTCAACAAGAACTTACACGCCGTGGCATAAATCCGTAAATGGATTTTTAGTTTGTTTTATTTATTTTTTGATAAATAAGACAACAAGGAATATATTATGGTAGAAACGGACTCTCTAGCTGAAAAAATTCGTGCCTTACTACAGGGTAACGGGCTAGATATTAAAATGTTTGATAATGATGGTACTGCGGTTACTGATCCAGCAATGGGCCGTAGATTCTTCATTACGAACCCAAATATCATGATTACAGTAGACGAAGATAGCAATAGTATCGATTTCAGCAAAGGGTCTGATGTAGACATTGCTACCATCAAGTCAGTTTTAGATGGTATAAAGAGATTAGCAAGTGAATTCCAGATGGACTTTAGTCTTAAGGTATTTGGCAAGGCTATTCAACCGAGAGATTTCTCATATCAAGTAAAGAAACAAAAGGAACCAGCAATGATGGAAAATACAATGAAACCAATCAACCACCAACTTCTGGGAGAAGTTTTTCATCTTGTTAAGCGATTTGGTTCGGCAACAGCACATTACATTGCTGATAACATGCACTCCACAATTGAGATTTCAGATGTTCAGCCGGTGTTGAATCGATTAGTGCAAACAGGTAAACTTACTGCTCAACCGAATGCACACGGCGAAATGGAATATACTGTATCAGTAGAAGAAGCTGTGATGGAAGATAAAAAATCAGATCAGATGAAACAAGTAATGAAACACAGCAAGGTAAGCGGGCAGGATAATAGACAACTTAAGGGCAAAGGACCATCAGTATCTAAGTTTTCCTTCCCTGCTAATGAACCTGCTAAAGTTGCAAAGAAAAAAATGACTCCGTTTGAATCTACACAGATTAACGAGTTATCTACCAAGAAACTAGGTAAGTATAAGACTTCTGCATCTGCAGATGCAAGTGCAGCAGATAAGAAAGGTGACTTCAAGCACGGAGATAAGCGTTATAAAGGTATTATCAAGGCTACAAAGAAACAGTTTAAGAATGATGATATCGAGGCCGAAGCAAAAAAAGCTGGTAAGGATGCTGCGGCTAAGGCCAAAGCAGAAACAGTAAAAGAAAGTTTTAGCAAGATGTTTGGTTCAGCACGCACATCACAACAAACATTAGAAAATGTTCGTATTTTAGTTCGTCACAAAGTTCCTGTAAATGAAGAATCACGTGGTTCACGCACGCGCCAGATCAGTTCTATTTTCTTAGAATGCAACGGTGAACGCTTTAGATTCCCTCATATTTCCATGACCGGCGCAAGAGCAATGGCTCAACACATGGCGCACGGCGGCACATTTAACGATAAAGTTGGTTCTTACATTAGCGAAAGCGTTGGTAACTTATTAAAGCTTCAATCATTCAACCGCTATGTTACGACAAACAAACTTATCAATGAAGATAGTTCCGGTATTGTCGATACAGTAAAAGAAAATATCGAAACAATCCGTACTGAACTTAAAAAGCTTACTGGTACAAAAACATACGAAACAACAAAGGCTCGTTTAGAAACATTCGAACGCGAAGCACTTGCAGAAGATGATACAAGCGGATTGAAGGATTTATTTACTATTCGTCGCTTCGATGAAAAGTTTGAAGAAGTATTGCCAATCGTTAAGCAGCTTGTTCAAGAGAAAGACACATATCATAAGCGTATCGAAGAAGCTGCAGGTACTATTATTAAGATTAGACGTGAAGCTATCAGCACAACTCCTATGTTTGAGTTTGCCGGCGAAAATGCACGTTTAGGATTTAAGATTAACGAACTTGCATTACGTGTTATGGAAAATGATGAACTTGCAGGATTTATTAACAAGATTGGCACTAAGTTATGCAAAGAAGGTATAGTTAACGAGTTCGAAAAGGCTGTTCTTACACAAGTCTTTGAAAATCTCAAGGTAGAAGAAATCTCACCAAAGGCTAAGACCGAAATCAAAGAATCGAGAGACCTAGAATCATTCTTCAACAGATTCGATTACAACTTCATGTAATCATGCGATTATTTGAATTCGTCCAATTCCTATTGGAATATAAAAGAGATATCACTCAACAAAAGTTAGGTGATAAACTCGTTACTGCTGCCATACAAGACGGGAACGAAGATATTGATACTATTTTAAATACGCTGGAAGAAACTGACCCAACACGAAATAAACAATATGTTGAGTGGCTATGTAAGCAATACATAGCAGGTCAATTTCGTTTAGAAGATTATCGTCGTATTAATGATGTTTTGGTTAAGTTTGAAAATGTTAAGCGTAGAATGCAGGAACGAGATATAAACAAATACACATTTCATTCTTTAGAAACCGAAATAGATAAAATTTATAACGTCAAGTTAAACATTAAATCCCCTAACCAAGAAGATCAAATACCGGGTGTAAAAGTTTTATACAACGGACCACTTGGTACATTATCTATTCCCGAAACACAAGATGCCGCTAAAATATTAGGTAAAGGAACAAAGTGGTGTACAGCAGCCGATACCAATAATTTGTTTAATAAATATAACAAAGACGGCCCTCTATATGTATGGAAAGATAAAAATGGAGAGAAATATCAAATTCATTTTGAGTCTGACCAGGTTATGGATGATAAAGACCACCGGGTAAGTGATGAATTATTGTCGTATTTTAGAAACGATCATCCCGTGTTGTCTAAATTATTTGACGAAAATGCAAAGGCCGTAGCTGCTGATCCAGATAAAGCATTTAAACATGCTAAGGATACAATAAAAGGCAGATTCCCACAGGGCGAAAAAGCAATAGCATCCAGACCTTATGATTTATCATATTGGTATGCTAAGGATATAATAAAAGGCAGATTCCCTGCAGCAGAAAGGGCAATCGCTAAAGACCCACCTTCTGCATATAGATATGCCAGGGATATAATACACGGTAGATTTCCCGAAGGTGAGAAGTCAATCGCAAGTAATCCAGAATCTGCATATAAGTATGCCAAAGATATAATAAAAGGCCGATTTCCCGAAGGTGAATCTATGCTTAAAAGAGACCCAAAATGGTGGGCATTATATAAAACTGAATTTAAAATGATATGAGATTATTTGAAATCGTTACATTCCTATTGGAATATAAAAGAGATATCACTCAACAAAAATTGGGTGATAAACTTGTTGCGACTGCTGTAAGAGATAGAAAACAAGACATCGATACTATCTTGAATATACTTGAAGAAACCGACCCGACCAAGAACAAACAATATGTTGAGTGGCTATGTAAACAATACATATCGGGTCAGTTTCGTTTAGAAGATTACCCACGAGTCAATAATGTATTAGTTAAGTTTGAAAATGTTAAGCGTAGATTGCAGCAACGCGATATAAACAAATATACATTTCGATCGTTAGAGGCCGAAATAGATAAGATATACAATGCTGAATTGGCTACCGATTCCTCTAATCAACAGATAGACCAAATACCAAATGTAAAAGTCTTATATAATGGGCCGCTA